AGAATTACCAACAGACTATACTGCCGGCGTAGACTTCCGTCTTAACAAAACGTCTAAAGGTGGATACGCAGACTATGGTACAAGCACTTGGGCACGTAGAGATCGTCCGCTGAATGATGCAGAAATGCAAGCAGTTAACACACATGGTTTGTTTAACATGAGTGATTTCCTTCCTAAAAAGCCAGATGCAATTGCTGTTAAAGTGATGCAAGAAATGTTTGAAGCGTCAGTAGACGGTGAAGCATACGATGCAGATCGTTGGAGTCAGTACTTCCGTCCTGCAGGTATGCAAGCTCGTACAGGCGATCCTACTAAAGAAGCAAGTGTTGGAGCAACCGCAACTAGCCAGAGTGCTCCAGTAGCACAAGCAGCAGCACCTGCTCCAGTAGCACAAGCAGCAGCACCTGCTCCGGTAGCACAAGCAGCAGCGCCAGCAGCGACAGGCGGAGCAAGTGATATTCTTGCAATGATCCGTTCACGTCAACAAGGTTAATAAACAACACGGCTAGGGCCTCTGTGCTATAAGCATACGCCCTAGTTATCTTGGCTTTAAATAGGAAAAAAACATGGCTAAATCATTTGATGTTAGCAAGTTCCGCAAGGACTTGACTAAAAGTATCTCAGGCGTGAGTGCTGGATTTAACGATCCTACTGATTGGATTTCAACAGGATCATACGCATTAAACTTGCTCATTAGCGGAGACTTTCACAAAGGTGTTCCGCTAGGTAAAGTAACTGTATTTGCAGGTGAATCAGGTGCAGGCAAGTCGTACTTTTGCAGTGGTAACATTGTAAAGAACGCACAAGAACAGGGCATTTATGTAGTCTTAGTTGACTCAGAGAATGCACTTGACGAAAGCTGGTTGCATGCACTAGGTGTACAGACTGGCGAAGATAAATTGCTTAAACTTAATATGGCAATGATTGATGATGTAGCAAAAACTATCTCAACTTTCATGATTGACTATAAAGCAATGGCAGAAGAAGATCGTCCTAAAGTATTGTTTGTTATTGACAGCTTGGGTATGTTACTAACACCTACTGACGTCGATCAGTTCCAAAAGGGTGATATGAAGGGCGATATGGGTCGTAAGCCTAAAGCACTTACTTCATTAGTTCGTAACACTGTAAACATGATCGGCAGCTACAATGTTGGACTAGTTTGTACTAACCACACATATGCATCGCAGGACATGTTTGACCCAGATGATAAGATCTCAGGCGGTAGTGGCTTTATCTATGCATCAAGTATTGTTGTTGCAATGAAAAAGATGAAGTTAAAAGAAGACGAAGACGGCAATAAGATCACAGAAGTTATGGGTATCCGCGCTGGTTGTAAAGTAATGAAGACACGCTATGCAAAACCGTTTGAAGGTGTGCAGGTTAAGATTCCTTATGAAACTGGTATGAATCCTTACTCTGGTTTAGTTGAATTGTTTGAGAAGAAAAACTTATTGGTTAAGCAAGGCAATCGACTCAAGTATGTTGACTTAGCTGGTGTCGAGCATATCGATTATCGTAAGCAATGGAATGGTCCTAAACTTGAAATGATTATGTCAGAGTACAAAGAAAAAACAGCTACTGTGGTAAATACCGGTGAAGTTGTTGAAGATACAGCTGATTTAATCGAAGAAACTTTTGAGGAATAATCTATGGACGAGAGTCAAATTGTAGAAGTGTGGACTTTATTTAAAGAGTACATTGATAAAAAGAATCATGAACTTGCAGCAGAGCGGTTTGTTGATTTGCTAGCTGACTACGGCGTAGCAGATGACACCCTAACTAATACACTAGGTTCTGATGCGGTGCTAGACGGTGCAATTAATTACTTCTTAGATATCGACGAAGAAAATTTTGCTGATGACGATTCATGGGAAGATGAGGATTAATAATGGGCTGGTATTCAATCGTATCGCGTGACATTTCTAAAATTCCTGATGCAGTAGCGCATTATGAAAACGAACTGTTGTCTGCAAAACATGAGGTCAAACTCAAAGGTAATGTAGAACGTGCTGCGGCTGAAATGCCAGGCATTGTTGAACAACGCTTTAATCAACTCCAAGAGATCGAAGCAATCCTCAACTATTTAAATATCGAACTACGTAGATTGCGTAGTTCGTATTTTAAGAAATACCTCGAAAACTATCAACGAGCATTAAGCAGTCGTGACGTTGAAAAATACGTAGACGGTGAGGCAGATGTTGTTGACTACGAAAAGATTATCAACGAGTTTGCACTAATGCGTAACAAATGGTTAGGTTTACTAAAAGGACTCGATCAAAAACAATGGCAGATTACTAATGTTGTAAAACTTAGAGTTGCAGGAATGGAAGATGCTAGCATATAGGAACATATAAATGCATTCAGAAAAGTATCTAGAAGAACTACAAACTTTACATAGTAAAAAAACATTTAGAAATACATCGGCACTTCCTAAAGATGTAAAAGCGTTAATTACTAAAAACAATATTAAATCAATTTTAGATTTTGGTTGGAAAATTATTAGTGAAGAAATTACAGAGAGACATGCTACTGTAAAAAAAGGTCCACCGCGACATGTTACAAAATATATTGTGTATTTACAAAAGGTCTAATAATGAAACAAGTTTACAATTATTGGATGCCTGATACTGATAGTCATTTTGAACGGTTGATTGCAAAGCGTATTATGAATGGCGGCCCCGCAGAATATCAAGATGATGTTAGAGATGCTGCATACAAATATGTTACAGACTTTAATATATGTGTTGATGTTGGTGCTAATGTAGGATTATGGGCTAGACCATTAACACAAAAATTTAATCGTGTAATTGCGTTTGAACCTATTGATCATGTGTACAAATGTTTAGAATTAAATGTAAAAGATCTACCTGTAGAAATAAATCGCTTTGCTCTAAGTAGCACAACTGGATTTATTGACATGATATACGATAGTGAAAATACTGGGCAAAGTCATATTAACATGAATACACTGGGTGCAGGCACTATTGAATTAAAACGTATGGACGATTTAGATCTTCCTAAGTTTGGATTAATTAAAATAGATTGCGAAAGACACGAATTAGAAGTACTAAAGGGTGCTACAGAAACATTATTAAAATACAAACCTATTATTGTTTGTGAACAACATCCTGATACACATTACTGTGCAGGCACTTATTTAAAGCACCTTGGGGCAGTAGAATTAACCAATGTTAGAAAAGATTACATTTTCGGCTGGTAGGAGTTAACTGCGTACATAAATAACTACATGAAAATTGTACTTTGCACTGGCGGATATGACCCGTTGCATTCTGGGCATATTGCCTACTTTAAAGCAGCAAAAGAATTAGGCGACCATTTAGTTGTTGGCCTAAATTCAGACGAATGGCTTACTCGTAAAAAAGGTAGGCCTTTCATGGACGTGTACGAACGTTGTCGCATTATAGAATCATTAGCAGTTGTAGATAAAGTTGTGTGCTACCCTGATGCAGATGACAGCAGTAAAAATACTATTACTGGTGTTAGAGCAATGTATCCAGACGCTACAATTATATTTGCCAATGGCGGCGATCGTACTAAAGAAAACATTCCAGAGATGGACTTAGTGGACAATAACTTAGAGTTTGTGTTTGGGGTCGGCGGAGAGGATAAAAAGAATAGCAGTAGTTGGATCCTTAAAGAATGGAAAGCACCTAAGACAGAACGACAATGGGGATACTATCGTGTGATACACGAATACGATAAACACACTAAAGTAAAAGAACTTACTGTAGGTCCGGGCAAAACATTATCAATGCAACGACATCAATATCGTGCAGAGCATTGGTTTGTTGTTGAAGGCACTGCTAGTGTGTACACATTAGACAGCAGTACTGATACTGAGTTAGTAGGAACATTCACTAAACATCAAGCATTACATATCCCTAAGACGCAATGGCATATGCTAGCTAATGAAACTACTAAGCCATTAAAACTTGTAGAAATACAATACGGCGAAGCATGTGTGGAGGAAGACATTGAACGAAGAGATTAAACCGTTTAAAATTTTTATAGGATGGGACAGCCGAGAAGATATTGCTTATCAAGTATGCAAAAAAAGTATACTTGATACTGCAACTGTTCCTGTTGAAATAATACCATTGAAGCAAAAAGTTTTAAAGAGCGAAGGAGTCTATTGGAGAGAAAAAGACAAACTGGCTAGCACAGAATTTACGTTTACTAGATTTTTAGTGCCTACTCTTCAAGATTTTATGGGTTGGGCATTGTTTATTGATTGTGACTTTGTTGCATTAGAAGATGTTAAAAAATTGTTTGACCAACGTAATGACAAGTACGCTGTAATGTGTGCTCACCACGACTATACTCCTAAAGAAGGTACAAAAATGGATGGTGAGAAACAAACTGTGTATCCACGTAAGAATTGGTCAAGCATGATGTTAATTAATTGTGCTCATCCTAGTAATGCTAAACTATCAGCAGAGTTTGTGAATAATCCAGAAATTGATGGGAAATATCTGCATAGATTTAGTTGGCTTAAGGATAATGAAATAGGCAAACTAAGTCACGAATGGAATTGGTTAGTTGGCTGGTACAAAGAACCTACAGATGGTAAACCTAAGTTTTTACATTATACTGAAGGTGGCCCGTGGTTTGATAATTATAAAAACTGTGAATATTCATCTGAGTGGTACCAAATGCAATCTAAGATGTATGCAACTAAAGTAAATGAGTTAACTCAAGAAATACAAAA